GTGTATAGAGGAGTAGTAACTGACACTGATCTTTTCTCACCAGAACCTTCTGAGGATGTTTATAACATAGGAGTGCTTGCTGATTTGCAGGTACTCTATTCGGTAATTGGTCAAGGGTTTTCTAAGGATTTAATTGAATACCAAAAAGCAAGATTACAAGCAGGCGCTAAAACCCAATTCATAAAAGATCGGGCTACTACAAGTAGCACTGAAGAAGAAATACAGGCTTTAGATGACAGTTTTAGTGATCTACTTAACAATGAAAACGTACTTAATAATTTAAACACATTTACAAATGATGTAAATGCTGGAAATGCTGCATTCCTTATACCTTTCCCTGTTCGTGTTATTTTTTCTTCATTGTTTATGGTCGATGGTTTTGTAACTGGTACAACTGTTGACTTTTTAAAGTTCAACACAAACATGGTACCTCTTCAAGTAAAGGTCAATGTAAACATGCAAGCCGTTTATATTGGATTCGCCAAAGACAGAACATTAATAACTGAGCAACTTGAGAGCGTACAAATAGAGATTGATAGGTCTATTGAGGAAACAGCATCTGCTTCTTTAGAACTAAAGGAAGCCTTGAACACTACTGGAAAGGCTTTCAAGTTCTCTCTAACGGGAGACAGGGATTGGGATCTTACTGATGAAACAAATGCCTCCGACATACTTTCATACACATACGATGAATCAAGTAACTTTGTACAAAATGTAAGAGGTTTTAAAGTAGGTTTCTCTCGGATAGGTGAAGGATTTCCTGAGGAAGAATCAGAAACCACTCAGGAGCCTGTTTCTCCTGGCTCTGATGCGTATATCGTAGTACCAACTAACTACACAGACAAAATATTAAAACTAGTAAGAGCAGGGCAAGTAAGAATAGAGTACACATGGTCAGTGGACATATACGGCCCATACGAAACCGAGAATGCTGCATCTTCTGCCCTTTCAAATATACGTAGTTTAAGAAATGATAAAGATAAACACAGAGGAAGTTATTCTAATACAGAAACGGCCACTACAGATGACCAATGGGGATATAGCGATATTCGAGGAATAAGAAGACAAGAACATGGGGCCGGGAGTGGAAGAAGTGCATGGAATGAGGACCCAAACATAAATAAAGCACCCGTTAGAGTTCGTGATGATCCTCTAGATCTTGATCTTGCAGAAGAATATGCAAAATATTATGTGGTCTTGTTAAAGGTAGACGCACAAGCCAGTACTACCACTAGTACCACCGGAGGTAACGCAGTGTATAAAGCCGTTGAAGAGGGTGCCTATATAAGACAAGGAAGTGGAAAGATACTTAATGCAACATTTCAATTAGATTGGAAGTAGTAATGGCACTCTATCAAGTATCTAGTAGATATGACTTAACAAACGGTGGAAGAACAGCCTCTAGAAAAACTCCAGAAAGTACTTCTTACTTTCAGTATGTATCAAAGCAAGGAGATACTTTTGAGAAGATAGCGGCAAAGTTATTTAATGACGGTAAAAGATATTGGGAAATTGCTGACATAAATCCACAAGTACAGTGGCCAGATGCCATACCAGAAGGCACACTTTTAAGAGTACCACGATGATTATTAAAACAAATAGTGGACTTTCTCCTGACGTAGTAATAACTATAAGTGGAGTAGAGGTTGACTATGCAGCAATAAACAAAATTACTCTATCTCTTGATGAGAATAAGCATGATATATGCACAATCTCCATAGCAGGATTAGCGCCTAAAAGCATTACAGATTACATAGATGCTCCAGTAAGAGTTTTTATATCAACAGGACCAGGTCGTGAACAAGAATTCTGTGGATATGTTGTATACGTAGAACCTGGATCAAACTCTCAAGCAGGTCTTGTAAATAACAGCCCTTTTCAAGTTTCTAACGTGGTGTGCTTGGGAACATCAGTTTCTATGAAGGGCAGCAAAAACAAGGTATGGGAATCAACTTCCTTACCAATCATTGCTCAAACATTGGCGTATAACTATGGATACAGCCTTGATGTATACAAAGACACTTTTGAGTTTCCTCGTCTTGTTCAGTCATCAGAATCAGATTGGGCGTTCTTACTTAAAGTATGCGAAATGTATGGAATGAGGGTGACAGTTCATGGAACCCATATGCATATATGGGACCCTTTCAAGGCACTTGGTAGGTTGTCTTCTTTTAATAAACTGTATACATCAAGAAGCACTCTTGATAATGTCCCCGGTTCTATTTTGAAGTTTACAGGAACTTTTGGGTACCTCTCTCCAGAAGGGATGTCTACTAATTTCAAAACGGCCTCGCTAGACCGGTATGGCACCATAGTTGAGGTAACCAGTGCTTCTCAGAAAGACCACTCTTGGTCTGGTAATGGGCATTCTTCTAAGTTTATGAACGAAATAAACACAACAACGCAAACAGTGGAAGAGGCATCAAGGAAGATGAAGGAGTACAACAGGAAATACTTTGCGTTTAATGCAAGTGTTCAGATAGTGGGAGGATCAGGAGTAGTCCCAGGAGGAGTTGTAGAGGTACGAGATTACAACTCAAATTTTGATGGGTATTGGTATGTCCATTCAGTCCAACATACTATTGGAGGTAGTCAATACTTAACTGACTTAAAGATAGCAAGGGACTACAATACTGTAGATGAGTATGTTATACCAACGGTATCTACAGTTAACAGCCCACCAGACCCTGTCCTTATCAATAATTCTTGGAGGACATCAAGAAGCATGGTAACTCTCTATGTGTAATTGTTCTTGTACAGCCATGCACATATACCGTGCTGTGGTATCTGCCTCATCTGCTACGACAGGTGATATCTACGTCAAGATACCGGCAGCGCTTGGTCCAAACGAATCAGTACCCATTACCAAACTTGGTCGGGAACCAGTATCAGAAAACAACTGGAATGTTCCGAGTGTTGGAGACCCTGTTCTAGTGGCTGTGGAAAACGAACGGTTTTCCAATGTTTACATTCTACAACTCTATACTTGATTGGTACAATAGTGTCATGAGTTCTATACGCATACCTTTTTCTTTTGATGGAGGAAGAACCTCAACTGTCACGTCTGATGACACCATTGCTCAACAAAAAATACTTGATGCCATGACTACTGGAAAATATGAAAGAGTCATGAGGCATAACTACGGTATGGGTATAGAAAGACTAGTATTTGACATTATTGATGAGTTGACTTTATCGGATTTTAAAGTAGACGCTATTCAAGATATAAATGCTGTACTGAGCAGGGCGCAAATACTTGACATACGAGTAAGCCCTTCTACAAGTATTGCGCCCTTTGGAAACACAGAATCAACCGTAGCGCTTACAGTTGTATACAGGCTTCCTTTGGGGGCCACCCGTGTCCTTAATTTTTCTGTAGCAGTTCCTGGTAATTTGAACGAAGACACCCCGGTGTGAGGTAATAATGGCGGTAAACCCATCCTACGACCTAGCGAGTAGGGATTACGAAAATATAAAAAGAGACCTACTTGCCAGGGCTGGTAGATCAATCCCTGAATGGACTGATAGAGATCCTGGTGATTTCACCATGATGCTTATTGAGTTGTGGTCCTATATGGGCGATGTTCTTCATTATTACGTAGACAGAGCCGCAGGAGAAGCCTTCCTTAGTACTGCCACACAGCGAGAGAGTGTTACGGCATTAGCAAACCTTTTTGACTACACACCAAGATACAAAACCGCTGCAAAAGGTACTGTATACATAACAAACACAGCATCAGCATCTGTAGAATTGCCTACAGAAACAGTCTTTTCAGGAACCTATAATTCTAGGTTGTTATTTTTCCATTCTACTTCTTCTTACATTTTGGATGCTGGAGAATCTATCCAGGTAAATGTTCAAGAAGGATCAGTAGTTACTGAAGAAGTACTAACGTCAGGGGCTAACGGTCAAGTTGGCCAGAAATATACGCTATCTAATACAGAAGCAATACCGGAGTCTGTTCGTGTTTTTGTATATGAAGATGGAGTAACACCAACTGAGTGGACAAAGGTATCAAACATCAATACGGTTGGGTCTACCTTTGCTGGATTTTCGGTGTATGTAAATGCTTCTGGAGACATACAAGTTGCTTTTGGTAATCGTCTTAGCGGGCGTATTCCACCAGTAGGTGCCAAGGTAACAGCAACTTATGAAGTATGTAGCGGAGTACTAGGAAACATACCAGAGAATAAAGTCAACTCATTTACGACTACAGCGCCTGAGGGCCTTCTTATAACAGGATCATCTTCCTTTAGTTTTGGTACTGATGGAGAGAGTATTGATTCTATAAAGAACTCTTTAAGAGCATTAACTAGGACCCAGGAAAGAGCAGTAACTCTTCAAGACTTTGCTGACTACGCATCACTACAAGCATCGGTGTATAAGGCAGTTGCTTCATATAACGGTTCAACAAAAACAGTAACGATACATACCATTCCTTATATTTCAGAGTACTCCGCATATACGGGTGCCTCTGTAACAGCAACTGCTGCTACTAAAACCGCAGTAGAAGAATTAATAACACCAAGAATGTTGCTCGGTGTGTCTTTAAATGTTGCAGACAACGTGGAACTAGTGACAGCAAATGTAACTGCAACTATTTATGTGAAACCCACATACGTTGCTACTTTCGTAAAAACGGCTGTAGAAAATGCCCTAGACGGTCTTTTCTCTTTGAACAACCTTGACTTTGGTAAAGAGATACCAATCGGTCAGATATACAGAACTGCAATGGGCGTAGAAGGGGTCGATTATTTGACAATAGGCTCTTACGTATTGCAGGACAGCGTTGGAGGGACAGTGTCTACTGGAAACCTTTCCCC